CAGATTTAAAACAGGATACAAAAAAACAAGCAGTACCGTTTTAAATGTTAAAACGATTAGTAGATCTTTTTGAAGGGGATCCTGATCAGTTCATTACGACCTCCCTTACGGGGGAGGTCGATGAACGGGGTAAGCATCAAGCCAAGTACCTCACGATTCACGAACCTCTCACTTCAGCTAAATGGCAGGAGCATCTAGATGGCAAGGTCAGAATCGGTGTGCGTCCCGAAAACAATGATAAATGTAAATGGGGGTGCATTGATGTTGATCCCACGACCTATAAAAATTATTCACAAAAAAAATACGTTTCCATTATCCAAGAATATAAACTTCCTTTAGTTCCCGTTAAATCCAAATCAGGAGGTCTTCATTTATTTTTATTTTTAAAAGATTGGGCATCTGTTGAGAATGTAAGAAAAAAACTCGATGAATGGAATGATACTTTCTTTATGGCTAATGAAGTCTTCCCAATGAGTAAAGCAGTAACAATGCCATACTACAACTGTAATGCAACAGTAGAATTTGCCTTTGACGATAATTCAAATCCATTGATGATAGGAGCCTTTCTAGACTTAGCTGAATCAAAACGATTATCAGTAAAAGAATTATATAACTTAAAAACAAATGCCTACGAGCCTGAGACAGAATGGCAAAACTATCCTCCATGTGTACAAAAACTTATAACAGACCCCTGGCCTGGAAACAATCGTAATAACTTTCTATTCAATATCCTGGTTCTAGAGAATAAAAAAACAGACGGTAATCTAGATATCAAAGCTCTTCAAGAAGTTGCTCTTGAACGAAATAAACAATGCTTTACCAAACCCATGAAGGTTAGTGAAGTTAAAGCGATAGCGAAGTCTGTTAAGACTCATGGCTATCATTTCAAATGTCCTCCTAAGCATGCCGAAATTCAGCCGATTTGTAACAAAGAACTTTGTAAGACACGAAAGCTGGGGATTGGTCCTCAAATTCCAGAAATGATTGATGAGTTTAAAGAAATTTCCTATACCCGAGATACTAAAACTATTTATTTTAGCTTCAGCTTTAAAGGCCAACGCATCACGGTTCAACCTGAAGACATGAAAGACGAAAAGTCATGGAGAATTAAATTTTTAAAATATGGAATTTTTTGGATGTCCCTCCCCAAAACTAGAGCGGGTCCTTCTCCTTTTGAATTGTTGCTCAAAGAAATTACTGCACGAGCGATTGAAAATGAAAAAATGAAATTTGAAGATACCGTCGATGAAGAAAAATATAATACCCTTAAATCTTTTTTTGAAAAAACAATTGAAGAGGACGACTTTACTAAACTTAAAGATGGGTATGTTGTTTTAGATTCCAAAACACGAATGTGTTATTTTAAACGCTCTACTCTTGAGCATTATATTAAAAGTCATGCCACTAAAATTTTTAACAGCACCATGGATGCTCTCCATTATCTAGGATGCGAACGCCATGCGTACTGGGAAGGCGAAAAAAATATTTGGTATGTTCAAATGCCAGAATTTGTAAGCCATGTGGGTGTCACCCCTACCAAAAAGACTAAAAAAGAAACGTCGGAATTAGATGATGAATACCACACAGAAAAATTTAGAACGCCAAGCGCTAAAAACCCTCCACCAGAAAACAGTTAAAATTTTTGGACCGCCTGGAACAGGCAAGACCGAAACTTTAATTGCACGGGTTTTAACGAGAGCTTTAAAAAATAATATTTCTCCACAGAGTATTGCTTTTATTTCTTTTACTAATAAAGCAATCAACACTGCAACAGAAAGAGCTCTTCAAGCTTTTCCTCAGTATACTACTGATGATTTTGAAAGATTTAAAACTCTGCATAAATACTGCCGAAGATATTTTGAAGAAGATATTTTTGATCCTAAAGATTGTATGGTGGACTTTGCCCTCGAAGGTAAAATTATTAAATACAGCGATAAGCGATTAGCCGATGATAATTTTACTTACATAGATTGGTCTTTAGGGATTTATAGTAAATCTCGGAATATGTTAAAGAGTCCTGAAGAAATTTATAAGAAAGAATCTTATCAAAAAGATTCGCTGGATGTTCTCTTAAAAAAAATACAAATATATAAGGACTATAAAAAAAGTGGCAAAGAAAAAGCTTTAATCGATTTCGATGACATGATTGAAAAAGCTATCGAAGAAGTTAATTTTCCTCCTCTTAAAATTTTAATTATTGATGAAGCCCAAGATTGCACACCCCTTCAATGGTCAGTCATTTTTAAAATTGCCAAGAATGCTGAAAGAATTTATTTAGCAGGTGACGACGACCAAGCCATTTATGAATGGAACGGCGCAGACCCTCGATATTTTACTCATTACTTTCCGGGGCGTAAGGTAAGACTTAGAAAAACAAGACGGTTCGGAAAAGCGATTCATCATTTTTCTCAGATCATTAGAAGAGAGATTTTTAATAGCGAAGAAAAAGAATATACCCATTCAAAACAAGAAGGCTACATCAAGCACTATTTAAATTTTAGAGAAATCCCTTTCAATACCTTAGAAGGAAGTTGGTATATTTTAGGACGTATTAATACTGCAGTAAATGAATTACGTATGTTGGCTAAACATGCCGGGTTGTATTTTTCCGATAATGAAGATATAAAATGCTTTGATCAACATCAATGGGAGGCTATCAAAGCTTGGACGCATCTTTCAAATAAGAAAACAATCAACAAGAAGCAGGTTGAAAAAATGTATAGATATATTCGAGAGCTAAAGGATCCTAAATTTAGAACAACTAAATTTTGGAATACCGAATCTGAGCTTGAGGAATATGATTTTAAAAATTTAACTAAACGATGTGGCCTTGATCTTCCCCTGAGTTCTCAAAAGAAACAGTGGTGGGATATATTAAAAAGAAACTTTACTTCCCAACAAGTTTTTTATTTCATAAGATTGCTAAAACGCTATGGCCAAAAAGAATTAGACAATCTTCCTAAAATCATTATTGATACTATTCATTCTGTTAAAGGAGGGGAGGCAGATCATGTTGTTCTATATGCTAAAGCGAATTATCCTTCCAATTTTAAATCTAAATCGCGTGACGAAAAAACTAATGAAAAAAAAGTCTGGTATACCGCTGCAACTCGTGCTAGAAAAACTATTCATCTGCTAAATACAGATTATAAATATAATTATCCAATTGGAGGAGACTATTTAACTTATGTCCAAGAACGATAAACCTAGTTACTACAAACAGTTGCAGGAAATGATTAAGAAAGTTAAAGCAGAAACGAAATGGCGAAACATTTTTAAAATTGTAGAAGAAGCACAGAAGCGTTTGAAAAGAAAAGGATCCAGTGCAAAGCCTGATTGAAAGTATCATTGATGTGGGTTCCGGATTCGTCCTGGCTATCCTCATCCAGTTATACATTTTTCCGCTCTTTGGGCTCCATCCTACGATTATGGACAGTTTGGGAATCGCTTTAATTTTTACGGTTGTTTCCATGACACGCTCTTGGATTTGGAGAATAGTTTTTAAAAAATATGACGGAAGACGAAAAGCTTAAAAGAATTTATCAGAAAATTTTTACCGATGCGATGGTCTATGGAGAAAATTATCCAATGCAAATGGTAGCCGCTACTTATATGGCAATTGCTATGAGAATTTATAAAACTCTTCTAACCGAGGAAGACTACGAAGAAATGTTAAAAGCTATTGAAGGCAGCGATGTTAAACCTTATAAAGACCCTAAAAAAACCGTACATTAATGAACGTTTATAAAAAACAAATCGGTGGATCCCACTACAAGAATATGAAAATTCAACCGAGTGAATTTATCAATAAGAACAAGTTGCTCTTCGCTGAAGGAAATGCTATTAAATATATTTGTAGACATGCATCAAAGGGAGAAGTTAAAGACTTGGAAAAAGCAAAACATTACATTGATATGATTATTGATAGGGATTATAAATGAGTCTACAACTCTCGATGAATTTCAAAAAACATATATGGTCTTGCCCTGCTGAATATAAAGATCTCTCAGGCGCAAAAGAAATTGCCATTGATTTAGAAACACGCGACGAAGGAATTAGTTCTGGACGAGGAGCAGGTTGGGCAACAGGGAATGGAAACATCATTGGCTTTGCAGTAGCCGTCGAAGGCTGGCAAGGTTATTATCCTTTTGCTCATTACGGGGGAGGAAACATGATTCCCCAACAAGTTAAAAAATACATGAGGACGGTGTGCGCGTTGCCTTGTACAAAAATATTCCATAATGCTCAGTACGATGTGGGTTGGTTAGAACAAGAAGATATTAAAGTCAAAGGCCCGATTGTTGATACCATGGTTGCCGCCGCCATTGTGAATGAGAATCGCTGGTCCTATTCCCTGAATGCTTTATCTAAAGATTATTTAGGCGAAATTAAAGCTGAAACCGATCTGATTATTGCAGCTCGAGAACATGGCGTGGATCCCAAAGGGGAAATGTGGAAGCTCCCAGCAGAGTTTGTCGGATTTTATGCGGAACAAGATGCACGACTCACGTACCTATTATGGCAACAGCTTAAAAAAGAGATTATGCAACAGAGCTTAGAAACCGTGTGGGAATTGGAATCTAATTTACTGCCAGTATTAATTGCAATGCGTCAGCGAGGGGTAAGAGTACAGGTGGAATTAGCTGACAGATTACGTACAGAAATGAAGAGTCAAGAACAAGGCATCTTATGGGAAATAAAAAAAGAATCAGGATTAGACACAGACATTTGGGCAGCACGTCAGATCGCCAAAGCTTTCGATAAGTTGAAGATAGAGTACCCACGTACTCCGAAATCAGGCGAACCTTCCTTTACTCAAAACTGGTTGATTAATTGCAAACATAAAATTGCTAAACTTATTGTTAGAGCACGGGAAGTAAATAAATTTCACAACACCTTTTTGTCTTCTATCATGAAGTATCAGGTGAAAGGAAGAATTCATGCAGAAATAAATCAATTAAGAGGAGACAACGGAGGAACCGTTTCAGGAAGATTAAGTATGTCTAATCCTAATCTCCAACAGGTTCCCGCTAGAAATAAAGAATTTGGTCCTTTGATTAGGTCTCTCTTTGTACCTGAGGAAGGACACAAGTGGGGATCCTTTGACTACTCGCAACAAGAACCACGAATGACGGTTCATTATGCAGCTTCCATTGGTAATGGTTATGAAGGAAGTACTGAACTCGTTGAAGCTTACCAAAAAGCGAGTACTGACTTCCACCAAACCGTAGCAGATCTAGTGGGGATTGAACGGGTTCAAGCTAAAACTATAGGATTAGGCTTAATGTATGGTATGGGAAAAAACAAATTAGCCGCTTCTCTGGGAGTCTCTAAAGAGGAAGCTACCGTATTAATTTCTAAATACAATCGTAAGGTTCCTTTTGTTAAAATGTTATCCGATCGTTGTATGCAAACAGCTAATGACAAGGGAGTTATCCGAACTAAAAAAGGAAGAAAATGCAGGTTTGATATGTGGGAGCCTAGAGATTTTGGACTTTACACCGCAGAAACTTTCGATAATGCCGTAGCGAAATATGGAAGAGAAAATATTAAAAGAGCTTATACCTATAAAGCCCTTAATCGATTAATCCAGGGATCTTCAGCAGACCAAACTAAGCAAGCGATGCTCTCTTGTTACGAAGCAGGCCATCTACCTATCTTACAAATTCATGATGAACTTTGTTTCAATATAAGTAAAACTAATAAAAAAACGGAGGTTAGAGAAATTAAAAAAATTATGGAAAAATGTATAGAATTTAAACTTCCCTTTGTAGTGGATGTTAAAACAGGAGGATCTTGGGGCACGGCCCATGACTGAGAATGATGCTCGCTATTTTGCTGGCATTGTTGATGGAGAAGGCTGGATCGACTGTAGACGAAGACCTAGAAAATGTTGGAACGGTAAAATTTATAAATGCTCCAGTATTCATGTTGAAATTCAAATGACTCATAAAGGAGTTATGCACTGGCTCAAAGAAAAAGCTGGATACGGAACTTTAGTCTTCCGCCGAGCGCGTACCAAACAAAATTTTGATAATTGGAGATGGAGGTGTTCTTACAGAGACGCCTATAAACTGGCCAAAGATCTCCTGCCTTTCAGTATCGTAAAAAAAGAAAAATTACAGCGCATCATAGATCACTATGCGCACTAATAACTATTCGTTGTTCTCTTCTTCGTCTTCTAATTCATCGATAGCTATATCGATATCACTTAAAAGATCAGCTTCTTTGTCTTCGAGTTTATCTAACTGCTCTTTAAGCTTTCTTAATTTTTTAACTGCTTTACTCATGTTGCAATCGAAGGTTTTGCGTCTTGTTCAACTGCATTATCGACCAATT